AATTCTTCCTGCCCTTTTCATACTCATAAATTCAAACACAATAATATTGCCTATTGTATAGTCTAAATCTCTTTTTGACAAGAATGAAAACTTATCTAAATCTCTCCAACTTCTTTCCCAGATAAAATATTCAAAACTATCAATAAATGAAATCATTTGTAAGTCTTTATTAAGTAACCTTATTTGAAAGTAAGGTTTAAATACAGTAGGAAATATTAAGTTAGAAGGTTCTGTTATAGGTGAAGGTTCAATTGGTGCAGGTTTAATTAGAATATAACAACTTATAAATTGTGGTGTTATGTCTTCATTTTCAGTAGTTAGTAATATTTGATATTGAATTTTATATCCACTTAAATTTTGTTTTTCCTCAATACCTAAATATTTTAAGAAGTCAACTCCTGAACTTGTATCCAACCAACCGCTCCATTCAGTGCCATTAAAATACCTTGTTTGTAAACTTAAACTTGTTCCTTCAGGAATATCTTTTTCATAGATTATTTTACTACTACCAAATCTTTCAATTGAACTGATATCTTCCTCTTGTTCAATGTAATCGCCTTCAGGTTTATAACCTATTTTTGATACTTGTGTTTTAATTACTTTTGCTTCATATGGACTTGAAGTATCTTGTGTCCCTGAAAAAATATAATAATTGTTATTTTTACAAATATCAAAACCTGCTAAATTTTCTTCTCCAGAATTCATAGTTAGTTCTCTGATTAAATTAAAATCAGTATCAAACTCAAGTATTTTCTGAGAACTTACATTACAACCTAAATATAATCTATTATCACTATAAATTAAATATGATACATTTGTATAACCTGTAATATCTTTCTTATCAACTGAACTTAGGTCTGATAATTTTATTTTTTGTAATCTTAAAGGATTTGTATAACTTGCACGATATAAGTAAGTTCCATCAGTATCTATACCTGAATAAGTAGATAAATCACCTAAAGTTGTCCAGCTATTATATGTAAACGTTAAATCATTTTTATTAAATTTAACAATATGACCATTATTTTCATACATTGCACAGTAAATATAATCTCCTAAAATAATTGCTCCTGTAAGATAAAATATATTTGTATTATTAGCACTTGCTCCAATATAACTCATATCAGATTTTTTAAACTTAAACATATTTGAATATGTTGCATATTCAGTTGCATAAAGATAAGTGTCATCACTTACAATACTCCATCCTATATTTGAATATCCGCTTTCTGTATTTTCGTAGTATGTATAACTTAAATCTGATTTTAATACTTTATAAATTCTGCAACCAGAATTAGGATACCTATTAGTTGCAAAATAAATGTAGTCATCATCTTGAGTAAATTTTCTTGAGTAAGGTCTATAAGGAAGATTAACAGTTTGAACTACCTCTAATGTATCTAATCTTATTTTTTTTAATCTTCCATAAGGCGATGAATTAACTTCTTCAATTGTATAAAAATATGTTCCTTGATTATCAACCAATAAACCTCTTATATATTTACTTCCTGATTGAGTTATGTTTGTTTTTCGTTCAAGAATGTATTTTCTTTCCTTTTGTAAGACAATTTTATCATCTATTATCTCTGTATTATTGTGCGTCCCTGAAAATGGTGGATAATTTAAAGTAATATTCATATTCCTCTATACCATTCGTAAAAGCTAATTTTAATCTCTGAAGAAGTTTGTTCTTCATCTCCCCAATACTGTATTTCATTAAGTCCTGGTATTAATTGCCAAAACACTGTATCTGTGCTTAATGAATAAAATAAATTAGTTTCTGTTTCTCCACTGATTAACTTACAATATTTTTCTCCTGGTTTTGTGTATATTTCTAAAGTTTGTCCAGGAAGTATATTATAATTAATTGAAATCATTTCTTTGGTTGTTTTGTTATAAAACTTAGGATTTAATAAAGGTCCCTTTGCTGTGATTAAAATTGGAGCACTTACATCTCCGTGATTAATCACATTTCCATTCCAGCCATAATACCCAAAACTAATAGGAAAGCTAAAAGGTAGTCTAAATTCTTTAACATAAGATATCATATTAAACTCAATTGGGTTAAATGTAGAATAGAAGGGATAAGGAGCTATAAATCTAATTTGTATTTTTTGATATTTTCTTCCTGAACCTAATTCATTGAATGGTATTATTTGAACTGGTCTAACTTGTATCATTCTATTATTAGTCATCAAATAACCTTGCTTTTTAGGATTAAATATTTTAATTAGGTCTTGCCTCAATGAAGGAATGTTTCCAATGATAATTAAATTAATCGTTATCTCTCTTGCTTGCGTATAGTAATTAGTTTGAATATTACCGTCTACAAAAGGAATTGAAGTAAGTTCCACATTCTCATCTATCTCATCATCCCAATCTACAATCTTGTAAGGATTATTTAAAACAATTTCTTCATTGAATTCATTCTGGTATTTTAATATCAACTATAAGCTCCTTTCATTGTTCTTTGAAGTCTTGCAAGCTGATTTCTTGCTATTCTTTCATTGATTGCTTCAGGAGAATAAAAGCTAACATTAAAAATATTCTTGCTTTCGTTCTTTGTTCCTTGTTCAAATCCTTTAATCACATTACGCCCTATTTCAAAGAATACCTTACTTGGTGAACTAATACCAAAATTAGTTTGTATTCTTGAAATTACTTGATTAGTTAGTTCATCAATTTTGTTTAGAACTAAACTTGAGTCTGAAAGTCCTGCAGTTAATCCTTCAATCAATCTTTGCCCAAAACTAACTCCATATTCTCTCCATTTAGGTGTGTAAGTATCAAGTATCGATAACATATTTTTTTGCCCATCTTCTAAAATCAATGCTTGTGCTTCCTGCTGTAAAACTAAATCTTCGTTCATTTTGTCATAGTTTTCTTTTAGTATTTCATTTTGTTCATCAAATATCTTACTTTGTGCTTCATTACTTTTCTTTAAACCTTCTATTTCTCGATTAATACGATTGTTTGTATTTTCAATTAAGGTATTATAAAAATCATTTTGTCCACTGAGGAAATCCTGTATAAACTTTATTTGTTCCTGTTTCTGATTTATCCAACTTTCATATTGGTCATTCTCGATTTGTTCATTAATTCGTTTTAAAAGTTCCTGTTTCTTTTGGTTTATGTTTACTGAGTTTTCAATAAGTTTTTGTTGATATTCAAATTCTAAATTCACTCTGTCTTCATTTATCTTTTTAAGTTCTTTATTGAACTTCAATTCATTGTTTAGTATTTCTTCATTTGAGCTATCTATCACTTCTTGTTTGTTTATGTTAAGTTTTTCAATTTCTCTATTATAATCTTCTTCTTCTCTTGTGCGTTTTAAATTAATTTCATCTAATCGCTTAAATAGTTTTTGTCTTTCTTCTTCAAGGTCTTTTTCTGTCCAATCATAAGTTGATAAATACTTATTAAATGCTTCCCTTGCTTCTTGTTCTTCGATGCTTAAATCTTCCATTTTGCGATTATAATTAATTTGCTTGTCTAAAATCCTATCTTGAATATCTGAAAGCCTTTCTTGTAATCGTTTTTCTAAATCTATTTTTTTGTCATTGAAGGATTTTCTTAAATTTACTTCATCTGCATTTAATTTTTCTAAATCTGAGTTATATCTATCTCGTATATCAGTTATCTTTTTAGTCCATTCATTTTCAATTTCTATATTATCTTCTGCATATTTTTGATAAACTTTTTGCTTATTTATTTCTTCTCTTTCTTTGTTTCTTACTTCAATTTCTTTGTTCAGAGAATTAATTAAACTGCTATAATATTTATTTATTTTGCTTTGTTCATTTTTAAAGAAGTATTCCGATAATTCTGCTTCTTTATTAAGGTTCTCTAATTGAATCTCATATTGTTTATTTAGTGTGCTTTCAAAGTTTTTAAGTAGTTCTTGATTATATTTGTAATTTACTTCATTTCTTTTCCTTAAAGCATCAATGGTTAAGCTTTCAAGTGTATCAAATATTCTTGTTGCTCTATATTTAGACTCATTTAGTTTCTCTTCTATTTCTCTTGCTAATCTTTCTGCTTCTCTTGCTGCATCATCTGATGTATCTGATATTCCGCTTGCAATACCACCACCTAAACTTACTCCTAAATCTTCTCCTAAAGTTTCTAATTCAGGTTCTATTTCTTTAATAGGTTCTTTTATTGCATCTTCTATTTCTTTCTTTGATATAGGTTTTGTTTTAAATGCTCCTGCTGTTTCCTTTTGTAATATATATTCCATTTCAGACATCACTGGTTTGCCAAGTGAACCTGGAGATACCATCATTCCAGGAATAGATGTTTGCGGTTTTTTAGCTGGTAGTTGCCAAGATAATCCACCTGTAATTTGTTGATTAACATTTGGTCCAAATATTTCATTTCCTGGTTTTAAACCAGCAGGATATATTTCACCCAGTCGTTTTACATATGATATTGCAGCACCTACTGCACTTATAAAACCTAATATTGGAGCAAGTAATGATGAATTTATAATTCCACCTAACCATTTAAAAAGTGAACCTATTCTTGGTAGTATTTTTTCTAAACCTATTAATGCCAAACCCATTTTGCCAAGCCAATCAACCACTGGTCCAGAGACAGCAATAAACTCCATGCATCTTGTTACAAACATTTTTGTTTCAGGACTTACTTTTGAAATATATACTAAGTAATCTTTTAAAGCATTTGTAATTCTTGTTACATCTTCTTCCAATGTTTCTTTTGCAAATGACAAAAATACTTCTTCGACTGCACCTTGAAGTTCTTGAAATACACCAGTTAAACCTGACATTTGTGTTTTAGAAACTCTCTCTGCAGTCCCTCCAGCATCATCAAGTTTGATTTTCAGTTTTTCTAAACTATCTGCACCTTGTTCAACTACTGCACTAAATAATGCTCCTCTATCTCCAAATATAGTTAGCATATCTGAGGTATCTGCACCAGACTTCTCAAACTGTCTTGTGATATCAGTTAATGATTTTAGTTTACCGTTTGAGTCTAATGCTTCTATACCCAAAGCTTGAAGTCTTTTCTTAGCTTCTGCAGTTGGGTCAAGTAATTCTGAGATTACTCTTCTTAAAGTTGTTCCCGCTTGTGAACCTTGAATACCTGCATCTGATAATTTTCCTATAACTGCTACTACTTCATTAAAACTTAATCCTGCACTTGAAGCAATTGGACCAACATATTGCAAAGACTCACCAAGCATTCGCAAGTCCATATTTGCACTTGTAAATCCTTTTACTAATACATCAATTGCATTATTAAGCTCACTTATATCTATTCCGTATCCTCTTATGACATTTGATACTATACTTGCAGAAGTTCCCATATCTAACAAAGCACTTGAAGCTAATTGCAATACACCTTCAGAAGCATCGTATATTTCATTTACACTGAAACCTGCTAATGCTAAATTGCCCATTGCTTCTGCTACTTGAGAAGCAGAAAATTCAGTAGTGTAACCTAAATCTCTTGCTCTTTTAGTCAGTTTCTCTAAATCATTCCCAGTAGCACCAGAAATTGCCGCAACTCTATTCATTGCAAGCTCAAAATCTGCAAATGTTTTGGTTGCCATTGTTCCCGCAGCAACTATAGGTAGAGTTAATTTTAAGGTCATATCCTTACCAACTTTAACCATCGATTTAGAAACTGACTCAAGTTGTTTGTTAAAGTTTTGAAATCCAGTAGGTTTAGTTTGCGATATACCTTTATTTAGGTTAACTCCAATTTGATTACCGAACTTAATAGCATCTTGTTGAAGCTTATTTAATGCTTTATTAAACTCAGTTACATCAGCAGTTATTTCTGCACTTACTTCGCCTATTTGCATTTTATCTCAAATCCTATTTGCATTGTATCTCAAATCTAATCAAGTAAATTATCTTCATTGAATTCAGCTAATAGTTTCCCTTTCTTTTCTTTTAAGAACTGTGCAAAATTAGAAAATTCACCAAGACCTCTAATTAAAACTAAGAACCTTCTTAAGCTCATTGTTCCCATAGCAGTGTTTATATCCAAATTGTAATACCTTTGAAAGTCTGCTTCTAATGAAGCCCAGCCCCAAATTATCAGTCTTGCGTCTAAAGAACTTTTTTCGTTTTTTTTTCAGATAACAGCTTCCATTTTTCTAAAATACCAGAAGCCATTTTCCCTATAACAAATTCAAACTCTATTTCATTTTGAATTATGAATTCATAAAATTCTTCTCCAAACATTAACTTAATGAACTCAGGCATTTTATCTGTGGGTATATCAACTATTTGCTTACCGTTTTCATTCCTTATGCAATTTCTTAAATAAAAAACATAAAACTGTGTTGGAACACTTGCAGGTATATTGAATGTTCTTCCTTTAAACTTAATTTTGATTGGTTTATTTTTGTTTTGATATTCCTCGTATGCTCTATCAAAGTCAATTGAATTTTCTTCAACTTCAGCCTTAATAGCTTCATCAAGTTTCCTATCTAAGAAATCAATAGTTTTTTGGTCTTCTAAACTTAAAGCAGACATCATTTCTCCTTTACACTACTGGGGTATCTTTTGTTGCTGTAAAGTCTGCAGTGAATTTATAAACTCCATCACCTATTGAACCTGAATTTTCATAATTAGTAAAGTATCCTTCATAATCATTACCTGTATTGTCTGAGTAAATTCTTTCCAATGTTATACTACCGCCTGCTTTTGCTGTTGCTTCTAATAAATCTTGTCCAGCATCATCAACCTTTACTATTCCTGCAACTGAAACTGTTTGATTGAGAGATATGGGCATGTTCTGTCTTTGTATCATTTCAGTTCCTTCTCTTACATCTTCAGAGCCAGTTACATCAACTGTCTCTAATGCAGTTTTGTCAGAAAAACTTGTAATTTTTCCAACCACTACATTATTCACTTTTACTACTGTTTTAACAAACTTTCTTTCCATGAAAGCCCTCCTTTTAAAATTTTAAATTCTGTTCAATGTTAGGTTTTCATATCTAACATTAAAATACATTGAAAATTCATTGCGAGATTTTTCATCCTTTCCCAGGCTTTGAGGATAGGTCTCGATTTCAATGAATGTTATTAAAGAGCCTTCAATATCTCCACTTAAAGCTACTAAATATGAATATATATTCTGTGCTTTAAGTTTTGCGTTATTGTAATTATTATCCCGTATTAGTATTTGTATTCCTGCGTTATCAATATTTAATCCGTTACTTTCTTCTAATACAGGAGCTGAACCATTATAAATCGTTATACAATCATCAGGTTCATCTGGTTGAAAATCAATGAATATATCTTTGTTTATTTTCCCGACATTTAAACTTTGTAAATATTTAGCAATACTATCCGCAATCATTTATTCACACCTTGTGCAATCATCTATCTGAACTCACTTCTTATTTCACTTTTTAATTTTGTTTTTAAGTTCTTAACATGTCTATTGAATGGGTCTCTTAAGTAAAATCTTTTTCTACCGTGTTGAAAGTTTGCAGAATTTTCATGCCATCTTCGTGCGTATGGTATTTTTGGTAGTCCAGTTCCAATACCACCACCAAAACAAACTACTCCTATAGGTTTTGTAGTATGCATTCTAACCATACCTGAATTTTGTAATGTTCCTTCATCTAAAGGAACCTCTTGCACTGCATCAGTTAAAATATCATCAAGTATGTCTTTGATTGCTTTCCTTGAAGCTTTTTCCATTTTTAATATTGCTCTTGGTCCGTTCCAGTTTTTCCATTTAGTAGCCATTAAATACCACCCAGTTCCCAATGATGAATTTGTCCTGTAATAGGATTTATAACTGGTTCTATAGTTTCAATGTTTATTTCTTTATTGTCTACTTCTACCTTATAAGTTTTGTCACTATTTAGGTCTATGTCTGCTAAGTAAATTATACAAGTCAATGTTTTGTTTTCTTTCTTTTTATCAATTATCTGTTTTGAACTTGGTTCAATATGACATTTTGTTTCTAATGTATAATCTTCAATCATATCTCCATACTCGTTTTTTCCGTATTGTGTTATCTTACAATATTTTGTAAATAGTGAACTTATTTCATTTGGACACAATTATCAATCAACTCCCTTATTAATGTATCAGCCAAATGTAATTCTCTGGGTAGTAAGGAATAATTTTCATAGGTTGCAGAAAACTTTCCTAAACTAATACTCCTTACTACCCCTGTTGCTATATCTTTATTATCGTAAAGATAACTAACCATATAAGCTATCCATCGCTTAACATTTTGCCTTTGCATTTCAGTCAGTTCTGTTAAGTCTAATTCTTCAAGTTCTTGATTGAGATTAATTCTTTTATTAAACAACTCACAAGCAAATTGTATTCGTTGTTCAGTTGCTTCTGTTCCTGGTCTTCCTGTTATTAAATTGTATTCATCAGAAGTTAAATACATATTACATCTTTACATATTTCAGTATTGCATGCTTGATTTTAGTTGGGTCTGAATAAGTTATTTTAACCATCTGGTCTTCTGGTTTTGCAAATCTCCATCG